ATGTTTTAGATTGCGATAGACTCTATGTGTAACTAAGAGAGGTAAGCAATGAAAACTGTTCACTATGTAGGTTTGACTGAGTCCCAATATCAGCGGGCACGGCAGATCTTTGGTGGTCCTGCTTACTATCACAAGTGGTTGGACGATCGGGTCTGGACTGAGGTCGGCGATGACGATGTCGTTGTTGTTGCCCAAGGTACTCGGTACAATCCTTATGTTTGGGACGCATCAGCAGTTCCTGCTTCATATACTGACTAGGAGTTTATTATGAGAAAACCAACGAAGTTTAAAAAACGCCGTAAGCCAATGTCACCAGAACAAAAGGCGGCTGCTGTCGAGCGTCTTGCAAAAGCACGTGCGGCTCGTCAAGCGGCTGCTGGTCCACCCAAGAACGTGGCGGCATCTGTTTTGGCTTTGGATGAGAACCATCCGTTTTCACTGAAGAATGTCCGTGGTTGGATTAAAACGCAACAAGAACTCCGTGCTGAATTGCGTAAGTCTGTTCGACAAAACGTAAAAGGTGCGATTGCTCGGTTGGCTTCTTGTGAGGCGTATATCCGAAATCTTGATCGGTATATCCGTGACGGTGAGTATGTTGACATGCGGTATGGTGAACACCAAGAGTTCGCAATCAAGTATCGTTGTGTGAAGCCAGCATACAATAAGGACGGCACTCCAAAGTATTCATATGGCGTGTTCTATGACGACTTAGGATACGTCTATGGGATGCAAGAAGATGGCTGATATTATCCAGTTTCCAAAAAACAATCGTGGTAATATTGAAATCATTCCCTCGCAGGATAACATTGCGGAGGGGGAAGATCCAACAGGGAAGCTGCTTGATGAACAAATCAAAAAGCTTTTAGATCAAGCAGATGAAATGGCTGACAGCTGGATTGACCATCTGGCTGCTCAGTTTGATGACGCAGAAATCGCAGAAATGAGTAGCGAATACTATCGTGATCTACACCATGTGGGCGAAGCAATCCGCTCTCTTATTTACAGGCATTTGGGTATACCTCACCCCTTCCAAAAATATGTTGACAATATGATTAAGTTGAGATACGATAATGGAGCAGTGATAGCTTCATGGGAAGATGAGGCTTTTGAAAACAATGATGAGTAAATAAAATGATTTTGTTAGACTTAAATCAGGTTATGATCAGTAACTTGATGAAACAGTTGGCGATGAACAAACAACAGATGGATGAGGGTTTGGTTCGCCATATGGTATTGAATAGCATTCGACTCTACAATGCTAAGTTTCGTGATGAATACGGTGAGATGGTTATCTGTTGCGATGACAAGAACTACTGGCGCAAGGATATCTTTCCTTACTACAAGGCGCACCGTAAAGAAGATCGAGATAAATCAGCCATTGACTGGAACGCAGTGTTTCAGCATCTGAATAGTATCCGTGATGATCTCAAAGAGTTCTTTCCTTACAAAGTGATCCAAGTAGATCGTGCGGAAGCCGATGACATCATCGGTGTCCTTACTAAGTCTAAGGGTGCGTTGTTAAACGCAGAACACACCGAACGTATTCTGATTCTTTCTGGTGACAAAGACTTTGCTCAGTTACAGAAGTATGTGAACGTTGATCAATACTCTCCTGTAATGAAGAAGTGGATCCGTCAGCCTGATCCGTATGCATATCTGAAAGAACATATTATGCGTGGCGATCGTGGTGACGGTATTCCTAACTTCTTGTCTGGTGACAATGTGATCATTGCCAAAGAGCGTCAGCGTCCTTTGTCAACCAAGAAGATTATGGATTGGATCGATAAGGATCCAAAAGACTTTTGTAATGAAGTTATGCTTCGCAACTATAAGCGCAATCAGCAGCTAGTAGACCTTGATTTCGTGCCTGACTATATAAGTGAAGAGATTCTTAAACAGTATGAGGAAAAGGAACCTGCTCCTCGTCGTGGTTTGATGAATTACTTTATTCGTAATAAATTAAAATTATTAATCGAACACATAGGTGATTTTTAAATGGCAAAAAAGACTTTTCACGAAATCTTTACTGAAGTCGATAAGACTTCAGGTCGTGGCAATAAAATAGCAGTTTTACATAAATACAGTAGTCCTGCGTTAAAAGCGGTTTTGGGATATACATATGATCCCACTGTGACATGGTTACTTCCAGAAGGAACTCCACCATACAAACCCACAGATGATATTGATACTCATAGTGTATTCTATGCCGAAATTCGTAAGCTCTATCTGTTCACTGATGGACCAAGCGATGCGCAGAAAAACTTAAAACAGACTCGACGTGAACAATTGTTTATTGAGATCCTAGAGTCTATTCATCCCGACGATGCGAAAGTCTTGATTGCTATGAAGGATCGCAGACTGCCGTATAAAGGGTTGACAGCTAAACTGGTACAGGAGGCGTTTCCTAATATGACAAAACACTGGGATTCAAATGTCTAAACGAATTAAGAAGTTCAGAGAACACTTCGAAGATGAAGATGGTGTTCGTATTCGTGAACAGCGTAAGCCACGAGCAAGTGAAAAGAATGCGTTGCGTAATGCAGTGAAATCTGGCAATTGGTCAGAATTTGAGGATGATTGGGATGACGAAGATAGCGATAATTATCGGTAACGGTATTAGTCGAAAAGAAATTGATCTAAACAAGCTCGTCGGTCAAGGAACTATCTATGGTTGTAATGCTCTCTATCGGGACTTCGATGGATATGATCATTTGGTAGCTATTGACGATGGCATGATCGAAGAAATAAAAGATAACCCTAAAGCAATTATTCCACCAGTAGATGAACGATATGAAAGTTCGGAATACAATCCGTTTGCTCGCCGTAGTGGGAATGCTGGTATGAATGCTATGTATGAGGCAATCAAAGCAGGGCACAAAATTCTCTATTGTCTTGGTTTTGACTTTATTCTCGAAGGAGACATCTCAGTTGATAATGTTTATAAGGATAGCGCAAACTATGGACCAGAGACTCATGCCAATCAGGCTGATAACTACTATCGTGTAAAGTATCTTGAGTGGTTCATGAATCGGTTTCCATCGGTTCAGTTTGTTTTTGTTATTCCAGATGACGTTGCGCACAAATCACTTGAAGCGGAGAATATCATCGGTATGACAACGTCCACGTTTATAAATAAATTATAACCATAAGGAGACTGTATGTCTTTAGAACTCACTGTTGTCTTAGTCGTTTTCGTTTTTGCTTGCGCATATTTCAGCTGGAAGGCTGGCTTCATGGAAGGTGTAGGAGCAGGAGCTGAACGTACTATCGTTCTTCTTGCAGAAGAAGGTATCGTTGAGATCCACGAAGATGAGAATGGCGAAGAATATCTCGAACCTGTCCAGTATGAGCCTGAACGAGAGAATATTCCCATTGATAGGAACTACCAAGGTTTCTCAGAAAAAAAGTGAAAAAAAAATCAAAAAAGGTGTTGACATTTGTTAACACCTTTATTATATTATAGGTGTAACTAAGAGAGAGGTTCTCCTATGATTAATCTTCCTGCTGTGTATGACGTTTCTGGTATCGGTGAAATCGACTATAACCAAGCCACTATCTGGCTTATGCGTTTACTTGACAATCCAGATAATAAAGATATTGTCGACGCTATGCTTCACTTGAAGAATATGTACGAGTGTGCTTGTGAGATTAACGAGGAGGATGACTGGCTTGGCGCATGGCGTTATGAAGTCGCCTCTTACAATATCGTTTATAACAAAATGAAAGGTTTGTTTGTATGATGTATTTCGTCCAAATTATCGGTGATCCATATGGCGGTTTGAATAAACAGCGTTGGGAAGGAATGACAAAGGAACAAGCTGAGTTCCTAGTTGATAAGTATGCTGACGAAGGTTGGGCTGGCGTAACTATGGGGATGATGGGTAATGAAAAAATTCAGTTGGCTTGAATCTATCTTATTGCTCATCTTTGCTTTGTTTTTGATGGGCTGCGTAGTGGCAATCGTTTGGCATCAGTGGTCAGATTGCCTTGATGAAAACAGTGTAATTACTTGCTGGAGAATGTTAACATGAAAATTGATGATCGACATGGAGGACCATATGACCGTGGTGGAGCGGATTCTTATTATCGGCGTGGCTTTAACCCTCACTATTTTATTGGTGGAACTCATAATTCTGATAAAGTATCGAAAGAAGAAATGACTGAAGCTCAGATTGAAGAGTATCGTCAAGGCTATAACGACAATGAAGCGAATGGAGACTTTAAAGAATGGTAAAGGCTACTGATCTAGATCCTGATTTTGAACAGCGTCCTATTATGGAACAGCTTGGTAAGATTGTAGACTCCGAGTCTCTTCGTGAAATTGTACCAAAAAATAAATTCAATCCGTTCAATACGGTGTTGACTGACGATGGTAGATCGTATAAACTAAATGCGAGTCAAGCACAACGACTCATGGACTTCGTTGCTGATTTGCGTATGCCATATCGTTATAAAGTTATCCGTAATATCCAGTTATCGAATGGTTTTGAAACTCTTTGCCAGTTGGTGTTAAAATGAATATATTTCGACTAGACAATGACCCAGTAATTGCTGCCCAGTTGCAGTGCGACAAACACGTTGTTAAGATGATCGTCGAGTCAGCCCAGATGCTCTCAACTGCACATCGTGTGCTAGACGGTAATGTTGTTATGCGTAAGTCTGTGTCTGGTAAACGTATGATCAAGTATTACGAACACCCTCGTAAATACTACGAAGATAACCTATACAAAGCTGTTCACCATGGTCACCCATCAACAGTATGGACTATGGAATCAATTGCCAACTACAACTGGCACTACGAACATTGGGTTGCTCTTATGGACGAATACGAGTATCGCTATGGCAAAACTCACAGTACTCGTTTTTTACAGAAATTACTTATGCGTGCTCCTCGTAATATTCCTTACAATAATGGTACACCGTTCAAGCTTGCGATGAAAGACTATCCAGAGTGCATTGCGCTTGGTGATCCTGTCGAAGCTTATCGTGCTTTCTATCAGACTAAACAAGATCGTTTTAAAATGGTTTGGTCAAAACGTGAAATTCCCGAATGGTTTGAGGTTGCATAATACTAAATAAAGTAAATGGAACAATTGAGAGCACTACATGCCACTATATAATTTTGAGAATACCGAAACAGGTGA